CCAGACGGGAAACCGCCAGGCAGCATCAGGACTTGCTCGAACATTACCACGACCGTGAGGAAGCGGCGCGGGATCGGTACGACGACTTTGAACAGGTCGCCTACAACCCCAAGCTATCCATCACGGAAGCGATGGCGCAAAGCATCCAAGCCTCGGACAACGGCCCAGACGTACTCTACTATCTAGGCTCAAACCCCAAGGAAGCGGATCGCATTGCCCGACTGTCTCCCATCTTGCAGGCAAAAGAGATCGGAAAACTTGAAGCCGGTATGGCCTCAAGCCCGCCGGTTAGAAAGACTTCAACCGCCCCGGCACCGATTGCACCTGTCACTGCCCGCGCCGCTAATGCGCCCATGTACGACACCACCGACCCTCGTTCTACGAAGTCGATGAGTACGTCAGAGTGGATTGAAGCGGAACGGCGGCGGCAGATCAAGAAGTACGAGGCACAACGCAACCGCTAACTTAGGAATACATCTATGTCTAACTCGATCCTTACTATCGACATGATCACGCGGAAGGCTCTGGAAATCCTGGAGAACAACCTCGTGCTTACCCGCAACGTCAACCGCCAGTACGACGACAGCTTTGCTGTTGAAGGCGCGAAGATCGGCTCCACCCTCCGCATCCGTCTGCCGGATCGCGCCCTCGTCACGGACGGCGCTGCCCTTCAGGTGCAGGATGACAACGAGCAGTTCACCACGCTGACGGTTGCTAACCAGAAGCACATCGGCGTGAACTTCACGACCGCTGAACTGACGATGCAGCTTGACGATTTCGCCGAGCGCGTTCTCAAGCCGCGTATCTCGCAGCTTGCTTCGAGCATCGACGCTGACGTTGCCAACGCCTTTGCCACCATCGGCAACTCGGTTGGCACCCCCGGCACGACGCCAGCCACTTCGGCAGTCCTTCTTGCTGCACAGCAGAAGCTGAACGAAAACGCTGCTGTCATGTCGCCGCGTTATGCCACCGTCAATCCAGCCGCCAACGCTGGCCTGGTTGAAGGCATGAAGGGTCTGTTCAATCCGACCGACACCATCAGCAAGCAGTTCAAGAACGGCATGATGGGTACGGGCGTGCTTGGCTACGACGAAATCAATATGTCGCAGTCGATCAAGCAGTTCACCACCGGCACGCGCGATGCAACCGGCGGTTCGACTTCGGCTGCTGTCACGGCAGAAGGCGCAACGACCATCGCCATTACCGGCGCAGGCAATAACGACACCGTTAAGGCTGGCGACGTGTTCACTGTGGCTGACTGCTTTGCCGTCAACCCGCAGACCCGTGAAAGCACTGGCTCGTTGTTTCAATTCGTTGCTCTGGCCAATGTCACGCTCAGTGCTGGCGGCGCAGGCAACGTCACGGTTGCGCCGATCTACTCGGCTGGCCATGCGCTTGCTACCGTCAACACTCTGCCCGCTAACGCTAAGGCAGTCGTGTTTGTAGGCGCTTCGGGCGGTCAGTACGCTCAGAACCTTGTGTACCACAAGGACGCGATCACCTTCGCCACCGCCGATCTCCTGCTTCCGCAGGGCGTCGATATGGCTTCGCGTCAGGTTCACAACGGCATCAGCCTGCGCATTGTTCGTCAGTACGACATCAACAATGACCGTATGCCTTGCCGTATTGACGTTCTGTACGGCTACAGCACGATCCGTCCGCAGATGGCTTGCCGCATCTGGGGCTAACCTAATCGGCCCCCGGTTCGCCGGGGGCCACTCTTTTTGAAAGGAATATACTATGGCGATTCCCAATGGCGCTGGCGGTTATCAGGTCGGCGACGGCAATCTCGGCGAAGTTACTCTGTCAACTTCTGCCATTTCCACTGCGTACACCGCAGGGGTTACACTGACCACCGCCGACCTGGCTGGCGGCGCGGTCATCTACACGTCGAGCAGCGCCGCAGACCTTGCGCTTCCTGCCGTCACTGGCGTTGGCGGCGTCAACGCCGACATCAGCAGCGCCAAAGTAAACTCGTCGTTTGAGTTTTCTTTGATCGCTACCAGCACGGGCGTCCCGACCCTTACGGTTGGCACGGGCTGGACGCTGGTTGGCGTTGGTGTGGGTGTTGCGTCTAAGAGCGTCCTGTTCCGCGCCGTTAAGACCGGCGACGAAACGTACAATCTGTACCGCATCGCTGGCTAATTGGTTTGCCCCGGCTTTGGCCGGGGCAACCCTATCTTCTTATGGAATTAATTAAGGAGTTATCTCATGGCGAATAACAAACCTATCGGCGTTGCGTATGCCGATCCAATGCTGGACAGTGTTCAGGTCGGTTCAGCAGGCGCTCCTATTGAAATCGCGTCAGCAGGCGTTTTGAACGGCAGCTACGCAACTACGTCGGCTACTTCGGGTGACACTCGTCTAGCTTACTCGCGTTTGACCTTTACCTCGACGGGCGCAGGCGAAACTATTCGTGCCTTTTCGGTCGTGACCGGCGCTAACGCCGCAACGGGCGGCACGGTTAACGGCGCGCACATCTCTACTTCGGTCAATACCGGCGGTTCTATCTCCGGTGCTGCTAACGCGCTTCGTGCAACCATCGGCGGAACTTCTACGACCCCCGGCGGTACTTTAGCTGCCATTCAGGTCGATAGCGACATTCCGAATGCGGCTGGTTGGGCTGGCGCATCGTTCTTGCGTTTTACCAACTCTGGAGCGGGTACGATTGCCAATCTGATGAACGTGCCTGCCGCAATGGTAACAGTGAAAGGCAGTGCTGCATTGTCGCACAAGATTAAGATTGTAGACGCCGCCGGCACTCCGTACTACATCATGGTGTCGGACGTTTAATGCAAATAACGAAAGAATTTCTTCTTTCGGAAATCTGTGACCTTGAGTCTGAAGTAGATAAAGCTAAAACCTTTATACTTCAGGCTCAAGCCACAATCGCGGCGTATAATATGCTGATTAATCGGCTTGAAGCGTCCGAAGATGAAAAAGGTGCTTAATGTCTGTCATCTATCTGGTTCATCCGACGCACGGCGCAAAAGTCGCTATCTCAGAAACAGAAGCGAATTATGATGCAATGAGCGGCTGGCAGCGGTATGATGTCGATACGTCAACCATATTGGCGGACGATGACGGCGACGACGAGCCTGTCAACGAGATGGCGGCACCTAAGCGGCGCGGACGCCCCCGCGCGAAGCAGGAAGGCTAACCAATGACGACTGCCGGAGACATCATCAACGGGTCGCTGCGACTTCTGGGTGTTCTGGCAGAAGGCGAAGTGCCGTCCGCGGAAACATCGCAGGACGCGCTGAACGCGATGAACCAGATGATTGATAGCTGGAACACTGAGCGTTTGGCGGTGTTTGCCACGCAGGATCAGGTGTTCACATGGCCATCGGGAATACTGTCGCGCACGCTGGGGCCGTCAGGTAATTTTGTCGGCAACCGCCCCGTGCTGCTCGACGACAGCACCTATTTCCGTGATCCCGGTACGGGCGTCAGCTACGGCATTAAGTTCATCAACCAGCAGCAGTACAACGGCATTGCGGTCAAGACGGTCACCTCAACCTTCCCACAAGTCATTTTCGTCAATATGACGTTCCCCGACATTGAGATGTACATCTACCCGCGCCCCACGCGCGATCTGGAATGGCACTTCATCTCTGTCGAAGAACTGACGCAGCCTGCAACGCTGGCTACCCAACTGCACTTCCCGCCAGGGTATCTGCGCGCTTTCCGGTATAATCTTGCCACGGAGATGTCGCCTGAGTTTGGTATGGAACCATCTTCGCAGGTCATGCGTATTGCTATGACCAGCAAACGTAACCTCAAGCGCATCAACAACCCCGATGACATCATGTCCATGCCCTACAGCCTTGTGGCGTCGCGGCAGCGGTTCAACATCTACGCAGGCAACTACTGATGAAGTCGCCGATCCTTGGGTCGGCGTATGTCGCCCGAAGCGTCAACGCCGCAGACAACCGCATGGTCAACCTCTTTCCGGAAGTCGTCCCGGAAGGCGGCAAAGAACCTGCGTTTCTTCAGCGCGCGCCGGGGCTGTCGTTGCTGGCCACGCTGGGTTCTGGCCCTGTCCGTGGGCTGTGGCAGTTCGGCAACTACGGCTACGCCGTGTCGGGCAATACGCTGTATCAGATTGACAGCAGTTGGAACGCAGTCGCCAAAGGCACGGTAGCAGGCACGGGGCCGGTCAGCATGGCCGACAACGGCGCGCAGCTATTCATCGCCGCCGATCCAGACGGCTACATCTACAACGCTAACACCGATGTGTTTCAGCAAATCACAGACCCCGATTTCCCCGGCGCGGTGACGGTCGGGTACATCGACGGCTATTTCGTGTTCAACGAACCCAACAGCCAAAAGATTTGGGTGACGCAGTTGCTGGACGGCACCAGCATTGACCCGCTGGAGTTTGCCAGCGCCGAAGGCAATCCTGACAACGTAGTGGCGATCTTTGTCGATCACCGCGAAGTCTGGGTGTTTGGCTCCAACTCAACTGAAGTTTGGTATGACGCAGGTCTGCTCGACTTTCCGCTGGCACGCATCCAGGGGGCGTTCAACGAACTTGGCTGCGCTTCGCCGCACAGCATCGCCAAGATGGACAACCAGATTTACTGGCTGGGCAAGGATGCTCGCGGGCAGGGCATGGTTTTCCGCGCGTCGGGTTACATCGGTCAGCGCGTGTCAACGCACGCTATCGAATGGCAGATGCAAGAATACGCCAACATCGGCGACGCTGTGGGCTACACCTACCAGCAGGACGGCCACAGCTTCTATGTGCTGAACTTCCCATCAGCCGATACGACGTGGGTGTTTGACGTAGCAACCGGCGCATGGCACGAACGCGCGGCCTTTGCCAATGGCGATTTTAACCGCCACCGCGCCAACAGCCAGATGTTCTTCAACGCCACAAACGCTGTCGGCGATTACCAGAACGGCAAACTATACAAGTTTGACCTTGAGGTGTACGCCGACGACGACCAGCCGCAGAAGTGGCTGCGGTCGTGGCGGGCGCTGCCAACGGGCGCTAACAACCTGACGCGCACCATCCAGCACGCCATGCAGCTAGACTGTGAGACGGGCGTGGGGCTTAATGGGCAACGCCCTGAAACAGGGCTTCTGTTAGCAGAGAATGACGACTTCTTGCTAACCGAAGACGGCGATTACATTGCGTTGTCGTTTGACGTTGTGCAGGGCAGCGATCCGCAAGTCATGCTGCGCTTCTCTGATGATGGCGGGCATACCTGGTCAAACGAACACTGGAAGTCGATGGGAGCAATTGGCGAATACGGCAAGCGCACAATCTGGCGGCGTCTTGGCGCGACGATGAAGATTCGTGACCGGGTGTACGAGGTGTCGGGTACTGATCCGGTGCGCATTTACATCATGGGCGCTGAGTTGGCCTTGAGCGGGACGCGAGCCTGATGGCACTCTCGCCGATCAACCCTACGCAGCTTACGCCGCCGCGCGTCGCGTTGATCGACGAC